TTCGCGATACACCCACATCGTTCCAGTCTCGTCCATCGCCACCCAGCACATGAACCAGTTCTTAGCACCAGCAGGGTCGATAATATGATACCTTGTGACGTTCCTTTGGGGAATCTTGTCTGGATCGACTACGTTCACGATCTTGTTGAATTTCGGGAACTTGGTAGCGTGAGACTTCATCGGCACACCGTAGGCGCGGATAAGAATCTCCTCTCGGCTTCTACCCTTGAGAGTTTCCTTGATGCGCTCATAGCCACCAAAGGCGTTATCTTGGGAGTGGAAGTAATGCACGGAAGCATTCAGCTTCTTAGACCGCTGGACGTATGGAACAAGTTCGTCATTAAGCAACTCTGCCTTGCGACTTTCGATGGTTGTTGCGCCATCGAGATACTCTTTGATGACATCCGTCCATCCGTCAATCGGAGTAAACGTCACCAGCATTTTAGAGTTACGAGTCGCAAGGCGGAATCGCAGAGTGTTGATAAGTTCGACTCCAAGAAGGTATTCGTCGAGCCAGACTCCGATGTTATGCCATACAGGATTTCTCGATCCAAGCTCGGCACCTTCCAAAATCGTGGGATTGTTCTGATATTGTGAGTAGGTTTTGAAGATGATTTGTGATCCGTTTGGTAGAATCAGCGATGAGTCGGTAAATCCAGTTTTCTTCTTGTAGGAGATGTAAGCATTGGAGCTTGTGAACTTAGTTTTGAGATACTCAGGAAGCCAAGACCAGACGGCACTTTGCTGCTGGCGGATGGACACCTCGGATGTTTGCGCGAAGCAGAAGATTTCAGAGTTGGGATTCTCCACGGCAGCACGGACAACGGAGAATGCACCCCACTGGGTTTTCCCGCTGCGGTTCCCGCCTAGTGCTAGAATCTCATTGACCTCATGTAGCTGTTGCTCTGCTTTCTCCCAGTGAGGCAGACGGAAGCCATATTGATACGGGTCTTTCTCCGCATTCTCGATAGCTTCGTGATAAACTCGGTGGAGAGAGAGAACCTCTTCAGGCTCCATCTGGATCAACTCTTCATCCGTGGGGGGAGTGAGTATTTGATGCTGTCTCCAAATCATACAACTTCAGCTTCAACTACCTTTCCTTTAGCAATACGAGACTTTGCTTCGTTTATGAGCTTCATTGCGTCATCGAGGCTTGCTCCCTTGCGATGCTCTACCACTGTGGTCGCCATGCCAGTAAGCTGTGCTGCCTTGTCTGTCAGAATGCCCACGGTGATTGCTAGCTTTTCTGGCGAGATCTTGGCAAGACTGTCGGGGTCATCAAACAACTGATTGGCGCGGTCAAAAAGCAAGTCAGTGTATTCCTGCGCTGCAATCGCATATCGCATAGAAAACTCCTTGCGCTTTGTTTCCAGAGTGTCGTTGTGTCTCCACTCCAGTCCGCGAATCACTTCTCTGCTGACACCAGTGCGCTTGGTGATCTCTGAGAGTCGTGCGCCTTGGGATAACAGGAACAATGCCAATGCTGCTTTGTGCGGAGCGTAATGCTCGATGTGGTTGCGAGGCAACGACTTCGCACGTTCCCGCACTTCCATAAACCACTGACTCTTGTCGGGACGGTCGTCGTAGTAATTCTCTTGCAGCTTTTGGAGTTGTTCTTCGCTCATATGTGTGTCGGGATGAGTAAGGCTTATTTCTGAGGAGAGTTCAAGCGTTCTTGCTTCTGAAGATCAAATCTGCGATTCAACTCAGAGAAGTCAGGATCATTTTGTTCCTTTTCCGCAAATGCTTGCGCTGCTTGCTCTAGCTCGTAAGAAAGCTCTTCATCGCCAGATACTTGCCTTGCCAGACTTGTAAGTCCTTGCCTTGTAGCAAATGCCCCTTGGAACATTCTAAGATAAGCATCATTGGCATTTTTAGAAAGCGCATTTCCAGCAAGCGCATTTCTCAATCCTGCGCGAGTGCTTTCATTTGCAAGCGACTCTGCCAAGATTCTGTTTCTTAAACCAATGGTCAATTTGGAAATCGGGGCAATAATGTTAACGTCTTTAGGGCTTGCAATAATTCTAAAGCTTGAACCTGATTCAGCAGCATTTTTAATTGTGTTAGCTTGATAAATTCTTGCAATGTCGTAAATCTGATTGCCAGCATCTTGACCAAGCACGATATTCATTTTTTTGCCTAATTCAGTCGGGTTTCTGCTGGTGCCATAATCAGCTAAGAATTTATCTACATCAAACAAGGTTTCGTAAGGAGGAGCGGCAGTAGGCTTGCCTCCCTTATAGCGATCAAGGAACATTCTTAAAAAATCCCTCTTGAAAAGATTTCTTGCGTCTGGAGATGCTTTGCTAAGTTGCGCCATTGCTATTTCAACATCCCTAACGCTTTTAACGCTTTTACCTCCACTGAATATGGCGGCGGAAAGCAAGTCGGGATCAATCTGATCAAAGTTTCCTTTTTTTGCAGCATCAAAAATTGCAGAATTAACTAACTCATTTTCTTGTTTCTTAATAGCTTCTCTTTTGATAATTTTATCAGCTAGTTCATTTCTTTCTCTTTTGGATAAAGCAGAAGATAATGCCGTCAAGTCATCGCGAGTAATATCGGAAATGGTTACACCTTTAATCCGTGACAGTTTTTTGTTCAGAGTGTCTAAACCTCTTGCAATTTTTGGCGAGTCAACACCAAATAGAATATCCAGCTTGCCTTGATCATAATTAAGTCGATCAATATTGCCTTGGCGACCCATTCCAATATCTTGCATGTATTGGGCTTGCATTCCTTCCCTGATGGCTTTTGATGCCCCAGGTTGTGCTGCATCTAGGTCTTGAGCAGCACGAAGAACCCTGTCCATTGTTTCTGGGTCTTTCATGGCAATCCTTACAACGTCTCTTTGCGTTGCTACGCTTTCACCTCCAGCTTCTTTCAGAATGCTGCCTAATGTGCTTTTCTGCATATTGTTTCTTTCAGCAACTGCATCTGCTGTTATCCGAAACTCATCGGCAAGATTTCGCGTAACTCCGCTTGCATCAGTCATGTTGTAGCCTTTGAAAATCTGACTTCTAAGTGCTGACAATTCGTTTGATACTTGAGTTCCAAAAATGTCACTAGGTGATGCTCCAACTAAATTTTCTGACCGAAGACTACCGTATCTTTTGATTAGTTCGTTAAAATCCTTGAAATTCAAAGGTCGACTTATAGCTTTTAGATCTTCTAACTTACTAGCAGCGTCTTGAATTTTGCCATCATACTTTGATGCCTCCAATGGACTTTTAGCCCTTTTTTGCATTGTTTGATATGACTTTAATTGACGTTCAACTTTTTGAATTTCAAGTGGAGCGTCTCTTCTAGCTATGAGATCTCTTTCAATTTTCTCCACTCCTGAAGTATCAGCAAATCCAGAAGCATTCAAGTTCCTTCTGACTTCCTGCACTTTTGCTAGAGCGTCTTTTGCTGACATCTGAAAGCCAGCATCATCAGCTATTTTGCCCATTAGAGCATATTGATCTCCAGCAAACTTTGCAATTTCTTCCTCAAGTTTTTGAATTGTGCCTCTTAAAGCCCCACCAAGTTCATCAACATTTGCTTGAGCAGTAGGACGAAGCAATCGCTGAACAGCACCGTCAACAATGAATTTACTCTCGCCAGTGTTTTGAGCTAGCTTTGTAGTAAACTCATTTCGCTTTTGAGCTTGATTGAAAGCAACGCTAGCGTAATCGCCAGTACTTCTGGTAGCCATTTGACGGAATGGGTCAAAAGCATTTGCTGCCTCTAGCTGGGCATCTCTCATCCTCCCTGCTAATCGGGATCTAGGATAATCGCCAGCAAGCTCTTGCGCTCCCCTTAAACCTTCTGGTCCTATAGTAGTCCCAGGAGGAAGAGGCAAACCTGATCGCTCGGCAGATTCAAGAAGCTCTTCTCTAAAAAGATTGGGAGCATCTCTTGAAACTCTAAATGCTCTTGCCGCAGGAATTGCGACATCTCCTATTACTCCAAGCCCAGCACCAATAGCTGCCTGAGAACCTCGACGAACAACACTTTCGGAGACGTTACGACTTACGTCTGAAAAGTCTCGATTCATGCCAAGTGCAGCGCGAGTAATTGCGTCAGCGGCAATTCCAAGCCCAGCTTCTGCTCCTACTGCTGCAGCAGTTCCTGCTCCAGGGCTTTTAGTAGCTAATGCAGTAGCAATACCTGCTGCTGTTGATCCAAGGACAATGGGAGCTTCCACAGCGGCAGCACCAGCAAAACCAGCCAATCCCATATCAAGCGTAGTAAATGTCTTGCCATCTTTTGTCTTGATTAAAAACTGAGTGGAGTTGCCAACAGTTATTGGTCTGATATTTGCATCTGGATAGGTTTTCTGTAGATATTCAAGTTCTGCTTCATCTGTTGGCAACGCTCCAACTCCTCCTCTTACGCCAGCAGGTAACTGCTCTGCTGCCACCCCACCGTCACCTACTGGGGCTTTGTAAAGCTCCGAAATAATGTCGCGTTGCCTTGATTCTTGTGCTTCCACCGATGGTCTTTTAGCACCTTCCCCCATAAGGTTTGCCGATGGAGCCATAATCGGTTGCCGCAACTCTGCTGTCAGTGCTTGGATTCTTTCCAACTCTGGCTTTTTTTCTTTTTCTACAAGATTTGCATATTCATTTCCAAGTTCGTTTTCACGACTCTTCATTTTCTTCAAATCTTCAATCAAAGACTGAAATAAGACATCGTCTCCCGCAGCTTTTGCAGCGTCAAGTTTTTGGTCAATTACTTTATTAACTTGAAGGATTTTTTGAAGCTCTGCCTCAATGTTAGTTTTTGATTGTGCTATTTCGCTCATAGTCCATATTTCTTGTAAATTTCTTCTGAACCGCTGTCAACCGCAGGAGCTTGAGGAGTTGCAGATTTGTTCAATGGATTCTTCTCTATAATCTTTGCAACTTCTCGTTGAATATCAAGAGGGTTTGCCTTTTTCTCAAACATTTCAGACACCTTATTGCCAATTTCAATATCTCTCTTTGCAAGCCCAATTCTGAACTCCAGAATAGCTTTGTTACCAGCTACGGATTTATTTATATTAGGTGCTAAGACTTCCGTGAAATACTTCTGTTCCATGTTAGAAATAGCTCCTTTAGTCAAATCAAGAGCTTCCATTGCAAGGTTTCCAACTAGAGAGTTAAACTGCTCTTCATTGGCTACATCGACTCCGAAGAATCTTTTTACATCTGTTTTGTAGTTAGCAAAAGTTCCAGATTTCACAGCTTTGCTATTCAGCAAGTCAAGGGCAGCAGTAAGTGATGCGAGTTTTTGTGCCGATGTGCTTGCTTTTTCAATGTAAGCAATGTTAGGAGCGTCTAGTGCTTTTTGTCTAGCTGAACCAATTTCGTCAGGTCTTAGGGGAAGAGGTTGAACAGATATTAATTGACCGTTTTTATATCGTCCAAGATAATCTCCATCAGGATAGCCACCTGCCTTCTTTTCTTCTGGAGTTAATATTTTCTGCTCAATTTTTTCTTCCTCCTCTACAGGAACTGCATACGAAGGAACTGGTGTAGCTGATTGCGCTCTAGCAACAGGAGGAGCAATAAAGGCAGGATTGAAACCTTCTCCGTCAACAGAGGAGGCAGTAGAAAAATCTGGAACATCAACAGTTGTTGCAGGGCTTGTAGCAATTGGAGCGGTTGTTGCAGCAGAAGTGTCTATAGGCATTGCTGAAGGATCAATTCCCGCTGCTTTTAATCGAGCAGCATCAGCAATTGCTGCGGCAAGACTTGCTTCAGTTTCCGCATCTGGCAAAACCCCAGGATAACCTCCAGCAGCGGTTCCCATTCCACTTGACGGACTAGGAGCAACTCCAAGTGCTAAATCAATACCCTCAGGCGATAAGTCTTGGGGATTAAAT